CCGAACAACAATGAATCACACGCGAATAATGAACAGTGAGATCCATTGTACACCCTTGTGTCACCGAATCCATTGTGATTTTGTACAAAACAGGCTTTCCATAACGAGGATTGGAAGCATTTGTTTCGTAAGAATCAATGGTGACGGAACCCTCTCCGAATGGCTTTACGTAAACCAATTCGTGTTCGCCGTCGGCTGCAGGATTGGCCAATTGTGCTGGCTGTTGTACATCATCAAGACCCAGCAACATAATACCGAATTGGCCCAACCCGGTGAGTTTGTCGAATCGCTTGAATTTCTCAACAAGAGCCAATTGCTCGTCCTGCATAAGCTGTTTCCAAGCACTTTCCAAAGGGGTTTCTTCTTTGGTTCCCGGTTCTTTGAGAATAACACCCTTTTTCCATGCAGCTTCGACTGGTTTGTTGATTACGGCACGAGCAATAGCCATTCTTCTCCATTTATCATAGTAATCGGAGAAAGTGGGGCTTAAAACATATCCCAATGCCGTGTACAGATTTCGTTCCCCACCATAAGAGGTTGGGTCGATTGACTGAATCAAACGAAGCCTATCTGCTACCGCGGACAATACAGCGATGCGTTCCATGATTTTACTTGGAACTTTTGTTCTTTTCATATTTCCTCCGTGTTAAGAAAGTACAGATCCCGCTTGTCGTTTACTTGCCAATTTATTGAATGCGGCACTCGCCGCATCTACCTGATCTTTATATGGGCCATCCGGGAAAAATTTCAGTTCATCCAAAAATACCTGATTCCATACCCCGTTCAGTATGGCCACATTACCAACATTTACCTGAACCGAAAAGGGGTCTGCACGATAAATCTTATCACCAGTGGGTTTATCTGCGAATACAGTAAATCCCGCAAGATTCTTAATCGTGTTCTCCGCACTCTCTTTACCACCGGAACCCGGTTCTTGTTCTATGTACACAATACAATTATGCCCATCTGCCTCAGCAGTAGCTTTTATGATTCTTTCACGTTCTTCTGTGGACCATTGCCCATGCTTCACATCTTCAATCAAGTATTCCGGACCACCGACAGAAGGCATTAGTTTGACCATTTTCACACCAGCCGTGAAACAACCTTTCCCTTGGGAACCGGCTTTATCCCAATACCGAACAGTCATTGCTCGTTCATATCTCTTTGGGCAATGGTGAACAATAGGAATCATATCGACCTTAAACATACCACCACCGGCAGGAATGGGACTTTGTCCAATCTGTCCAGCGTAACCATACTGGCCTAAATCGGCTTCCAAATCTTTAAGAACAGACCATGGAATTCGTACAGGGTCGAGTAACTGGTCCTTGTATTGACTTATCAGGTGTTTTGGCTTCACCAAATCTCCGAATTGTTTTATTTCGCCCGGTAAACAGATATGAAATATTTGCTTGTTCTTCTTTTTGAGTAAGTGGCCAGAAGGATCGTTGTCGGCCAATCTCTGCATGATTAGGATCGTAGGGGTTACACTTTTTTCAATCTTACGAGTGGAGAGTGTTTGGTCAATCCAATGATTGCAGTTCTGAATCTCGATTTGACTGTTTGCTCGGTTTGGGTCAAGTGGGTCATCAACAATCAGTATATGGCCATGAAACCCTGTGAGTGTACCGCCGACAGATGTCGAATAACGGTTACCACCACGAATTACCTCAGCCACACTACCATCCGGGGCAAACACTTTCTTAGAAATACTGAAATTTGACTTTGTATCCTTATCTCTCTTGATTTCGATTTCCGGGAACAAACGTTGGTATTTCGCTGAACGAATTATGTCACGCGAATATTCTGCCAATTCCAAACTCAGCGCACTGGAGTAAGAACTCGTAATAAATCGCATCCACGGCCAGTTCGTCCAACACCAAGCAGGAAACATAATCGAACAAGTCATGGATTTCGTCGTTCCCGGGGGCACGTTGATTATTGGGTCGTACAATTTCGGCTTATGATCGCCAACACGGCGCGCCACTTTCATAAGCTGACTACACAAATATGGGATGTGCCAATTCCATTTCGGTTCGTCAGTACACACAACATCCCAAAAATATCGCATGAAATAGAATAACGAACGACGGCATTTCTCCGCATGAATCAATTCAGCATTGTTCAATGCCTTTTTCATCAACCCCTGTTTAGTGAATTCTTCTGGTCCTCTTGTCACCATGGTTACTTCTCCGTTTCTTCATATTCAACATCCAACGCACCTTGTTCGATTTTTTCGAGTTCGACAATATCTTGTAATTTCGAATCCCCCAGCATTTTCTCCAGAAGATCCAATTCCTTGTCCGAAAATTCGTCCAATCTCACCGTATTGTTCACCGCGACATTGGTAGTCTTGCTGTTGTTATTGTACTGAATATTGTATGTCGTGCTTTTATCCGGTGCAATCATACCGATATGTTTCATGAGTGTGACCAATGCAGACGGTTTATCGTACAATTTCACTTTGGTTACTTGGGCAACTTGCCTATCTTTCCCTTTCCCTTCCACCACTTTCTTCGTTTCGATTTCACGAATAGCGGCACGAGCGGCAGGCGACATATTGTGAATCTGTTTCAAATCGCCAAATTCATCGAAATATTCGGCAGGGTCGTTAAAAGCGATTCTGGCTAGTTCATTTACGATTTTGTCGTTGGTAACCTTTGTTGCTTCGATTCTATGTTCGAATATTTGTGCAAGGTATCGCTGTACTCGTGGCTGATTGAAAACAGCCATTGCTTTGTCGTATCGTTCTGCCGCAGTACCACCAGTCCCAATCAGATTGGCACGAACAGCCGCATTCGCTACATCCAAATCGTTCAAATATTCGTGACAGAAATGGATTTCCTGCAAAGTGATTTTGGACTTGTCCTGAACACAAACAGGTTTATTCTCGAACACTTCCTTGTTCGTCCTTTCGTACTTGGTTCGTTTCAACCCTGTTTTCTTTTTCTTCTTCCTGCTTTTATTATTCCATTCGAATTCCGGCATAATATAATCCTCCTCTTTCTTTCATGGTATATAATCTTTTGAATCATATATCAACCCATCAAACGATTACACAAAATTCCCAATTTTTCCTATCTAAAAAAATAAGCGCAATCTTAATTTTTACGGCAATTTTTGGTGCACACCCCATACCAAACAAACCAAAAAATAAATTCCACGACTACGATTCATTGGGATACAATAGAACACACTAGAACACACATAATCGTGATTATTGGTATTGGTAAACCCCTACCCAACCAAACCCCACCCCAACCCACAAACCACCACCTGTAAAATCCATGCGATAAACCCCGATACTCGCACGCAACACACAAAACCCCATAAACTACCCCAAACCAAACAACCAACAACGATAAGCAATGGATAAATGGCAAAAACAAAAATCCTAACAAAACTATAATAATCGTAAACCCCAAAAAATCCCAATCCAAAATTTTTACACAATTTTTCTAAACCCACTTTTTGGTGCCTACCCCGTATGTACACCTATGGTATATTCGTTGGGAACATGTAATAATCGTTGGGAACATGTAATAATCGTTGGGAACATGTAATAATCGAGAACCCCATATTTTCCGGGGGTGTAATTTTTACAAATTTTTTCGAACCCCATATTTTCCATTACTAAAAATGATATAATCCTAGAGGGGTTCTCCTCGCCCGCAATCCTGGTAAAATCGCCAAATAACTTTTCAAGTAACACGCCCACGCCAAAAATAACACAAAGTAACACCAAACAGGTGGAACGTGTTACGCGAAATAGTGTTACGATTGTTGGGAAACGTGTTACGAATGGCATACGGGACTTGGGAATGGTGTTACGCGAAATTAGTGTTACTGGAAATGGGAATGGTGTTATTTCGTGCTACTATTTTTAGTTCGGTAACACGGTCGCGGTTGGGCACAAAACCGTCCCCCAGCCATATTCGGGCAATATTCGGGCCATATTCGGGCCATATTCGCGGCTATTTTGGTAACACGTCTATGGGTTTTAGTAGCATGTTTTGCATACGTTTTTTTATTTTGTATTGGTAACACGTTTTTTATTTTTGTATGTTTGTTTGGTGGTTATTTCGGGTTTCGGTAACACGTGGGTTTTGGTAGCACTATTTTTTGTTTTTTATGCTTACTTGGCATACGTTAAAAATATAAATTTTATTTGTTTTTGTTAAAAAATTTTATTTAATAATTACAATAGGTTAAATATTAAGTACCTGTAATTATTAACTAAAAAAATGCTTTACAAGTATAAATTATTTACATATAAGGTACTTGCTTACAGGGCATGGCCATAAAGGCACAGCAGCCCACAAACCCAACAAAGGAGGTTTTACCATGGCAAAGGTTAACACAGCGAAAACAGCAAAGGTAACAGTATTTGGTAACCAGCAATTAAACCAAACTCAATTTATTAGGACCGCTATTGCAGCCCTTTGGGACCGGGCCACCATTATTAATGGGCTGGCAAGTATATATTGCCAAGCCGACCAGCAAACAGCTACAAAGTGGGCAAAGGGGCGACTGTCCCTTTATGAAAGAGCCTATGGCCCGATGGGTGAGAACGACCGCAAGGCGCTAGCCGCATTTAACGGCTGGTCAATAAAGTAACTAATTACAAGGGGTTAGCAATAACCCCTTGTTTTTTTTGGCCTTTTAATGGGGTGTTACTAAATGACAAAAAAT